TGGGCGCGGTTTGCGTGCGGGCTATGGGTGAGCGCCCAAGCGTGGTGGCTCGACCCCGAGCAATGGAAGATCGCCGAGACCGCCGACCGGCTCGCCGACGGCGACCGCGTCGCGCTCGGCTTCGACGGCGCGCGCACGGGCGACGCGACCGGGCTCGTCGCGTGTCGGCTCGACGACGGGCTCGTGCAACCGCTCGCGGCGTGGGAGGACCCCGGCGACGGGCAGCCGTGGGAGGTCAACGGCGGCGAGGTCGACGCGGCGGTCGCCGACGCATTCGAGCGCTATCGCGTCGTGCGGGCGGCGTTCGACCCGCCGCTATGGCAAACCGAAATCGACGGGTGGGCGGTCGAATACGGCTCGGCGGTCGTGCGCTACCCGACGAAGCGCGGGCGCATGGCCGACGCCGTCGAGCGTTTCCGCACCGACCTCGCGGCGGGGCGGCTCAAACACACGGGCGACGCGACGCTCACTCGGCACGCGCTCAACGCTCAGATGAGAGAGACCCGCGTCGGGTACTGGCTGGCGAAACCGGGCTCGGGACCCGCCGACAAAATCGACTTGGCCGTCGCCGCCGTGCTCGCGTATGAGGCGCGCGCCGACGCGCTCGCGAGCGAGCCCGAGCCCGGGGTTTTGCTCGTCTTCTAGGGGGGCGTACTCTTCGCGGCGATGGCTCATCGGGCCGATAGCGCCAGAGGCGACGCCCGTCGACTTGCTCTCGCATGTCGACGACGGCGTTTGCCGACGACGTAATCGAGCAACGCGAACGCTTGCTCGTCAAGCTCGCCGATCAGCGCGAGCGGGTGGCGAGGCTTTGGGCGTGGTATCGGGGGCGGCAAGAGCTTCCCGACGTCCCGGCGAAGTATCAGGCGGCATATCGGCTCTTCCTCGAAGAGTCGGCTACGCCGTGGGCGCGGCTCGTGGTCGACGCGATTGCCGAGCGCTTGCGGGTGCAAGGCTTCCGAGACGCCGACGACCCCGAGACGGCGGGCGAGGCGTGGCGGGCGTTCACCCGCTCGCGGCTCAACGCCGACCAACGGCTCGTCTATACCGAAGCGCTCATCGGCGGCACGGGTTACGTCTCGGTCGCCGCCGTCGAGAGCGGCGAAGTGTTCATCGTGCCCGAGTCGAGCTTCGAGGTCACACACGAGCCCGACCTATCCGACCGGGCCGTCGTCGCGGGCGCGCTCAAGATGTACCCGCTCGAATGGGGCTCGACGGTTTGGATCGCCGAGCTTTACCGCCCCGAGGCGACCTATCGGTGGATTGCCGAGCTACAAAAGCCGCCGCGCAAGGCGGGCGCGTTCCCAATCGACGAAATGAGTCGGTCGCGCAAGCTCGAATGGGAAGACGTCGGCGAGGCGACGCCTAACGAGCACGGCATCGTGCCCGTTATCCCGTTTGAAAACCGGGTGAACGTGCTCACGGGCGGGCAAAGCGAAATCGAGGATTGCGTGCCCGTGTTGCGGCGCATCGACCGGCTCACGCTGGACATGCTCGTTACGTCGCACTACGGGAGCTTTCGCCAAAAGTGGGCGACGGGGCTCGTCGTGCCCCGCGACCCCGACACGGGGCTACCCGTCGAGCCGTATCAAGCCGCCGTGTCGCGGCTATGGGTGAACGAAAAGAGCGACGGGCGCTTCGGCACGTTCGACGCGAGCCCGCCCGACGGTCACCTAACCGCCATCGACTCGCAAATCGCGACGCTCGCGGCGATTAGCCGTGTGCCCTCGCATTACCTCATGCAACGCAACCTTGCGAACCCGCCGAGCGCCGAGTCGCTGATTGCGAGCGAATCGGGGCTCATCGCGAAAATCGTCGACCGGCAAGCGCAATACGGCGAGGCGTGGGAGCAAGCCGTTGCCTTGCAAGCGCTCATGTCGGGCCGTGAGGTCGAGATTGAAGACCTCGAAGTCGATTGGGTGAACGCCGAGCGCCGCAACCCGGCGCAGGTTTCCGACTCGGCGATCAAGCTCCAATCAATCGGGGTCCCGCAATCGGCGCTATGGGCTTACGTCGGCTTTAGCCCGCAGCAAGTCGAAGAATTCACTCGCGAGAGCGCCGCGCAAGCGCTCTTGTCGGCGGCGCTGGCGGCGACGCCCGTTACCGAGCCGCCGCCCGCCGAGTAAGTGGCCCCGCTCGACCGTATCCACCAACAGGCGCAACAGCGTTTGCGAAGCGTCGTGCGGGCATCGGTGGCGGGCATGCTCGCGACCGTGCCGCTCGACCGCACCGACGAGATACGCGGCGCGTATGCGACCGCGACGGCGCGCGTCGTGAACGGCGGCGAATGGCAAGCGGCGAAGCTCGCCGCCGTATACGTCGGGACGATGGCCCCGCCCCGGCGCGACCTCGACCTCGCGCACGCGCTCGAAGGGCGCTTGCTTACCCCCGAGAGCGACAACGCGCTCGTCGGCATCTTGCGGCTATGGCACACGCTCGACGAAGGCGAAACCGAAGCGGCGGCGCGCGCCAGCGCGGGCGAATACGCGGCGGGGCTCGCCGAGACCGACTTACAGGGGGCCGCGCGCGACGCGCTCGACGAAGCCGCCGACGCGGCGGGCCGCGAGCCCCGTTGGCGACTCGAACCCGACGACGGCGCGTGCGCGTGGTGCCAATTCATCGCCGAGAGCGGCGCGATTTACCTAAGCGCCGAGACCGTGCCGATACCGCACTCACCCGGGGGCGATCACCCGGGGGGCGCTTGTAATTGCTCACCCGCGCCCGAATTCTGAGCTAGTGTTTGCGCCGCACGCATGAGCGCTACGAATGAGCCCCCCGCAGCGCCGCCGCCCGAGCCGCCCGCGCCCCCAAGCGCCCCCACCGACGGCGACCTCGCGGGGCTCGACGACCGGGCTCGGGCGGTCGTCGAGCGTTACGCGACGCGGGCGAACGACGCGAGCGGCGAAGCGGCGCGCTATCGGCACGAGCTACGCGAGACGCAAGAGCGATTGACGCGAATCGAACGCGAGCGCGAGACCGAGCAAGAGCGCCGCGACCGCGAAGTCGGCGAGCGCGAGCGCGCAGCGGGGCGATCCGAGCGCGACGACGAAGTCGCGGGGCTACGCCGCGAGGTCGCGACCGGCTCGATTCGGGTGCGCGCGGCGGGCCGGTTCGCCGACCCCGAAGACGCCGTGCGAATGATCGACCTCGACTCACTCTTGGCCGAGCAAGACGAGCGCAAGCGCGCCGAGCTTGTCGATAAAGCGCTCGAAGACTTGCTCAAGTCGAAGCCGTACCTCGCTCGCGAACGCGAGCGCGGCCCGCTCGTGACTCAAGGCGGGCGCTCGCAACCGCCCGACGGTCGCCCGCGCGAGCGCTCTTGGCTTCGCGGGTGATTTAGTCACTTACCGTTACACGGCGGGAGACGGCGGGAGGGCGGGAGACTCACGCTAGCGACTTGACGCCCGCGCTAATTTCGGGGCGTCGAGTCGTGACAGCGGCAGGACCGCGACGGCTTTACACGGCGGCACGGGCAGGACCCGACCGAAATCCATTTCTCACGATGCCCTCGCATCGGCGAGGGCGGGAGGTTTCGAGTCGTGTCCGTAACCGTTCCCCCGTGGGGTAACGCCGATCAGTTTCTACCGCGCGGCGTTGCTCAAGATTTCATCGGCGCTATCGAAGAGGCGTCGATGGCGCTCGCGCTCGGGCGCACCATGCGCATGAGCGAGGCGACCGAGTCAATCCCAATCGTCGCGTTTCGCCCGCAAGCGAAATTCGTCACCCCGGCCTATGGTGGCCGGAAGCCCGCGACCGAAATCCGTTGGACGGCGGTCGAGATTCGCGCCGAAGAGGTCGCGGCAACGATCCCCGTTCCAAACGCGTGGATTATGGACGCGGGGTTTGACGTCGAGGGGCAAGTCGAGCGCGAGCTTGCCAACGCGATGGCGTGGGCCATCGACCAAGCCATTCTCGAAGGCATCGGCGCGCCCGCGTCGTTCCCAACCGGGGGCGTGCTCGCGTTCGCCGACGCCGTGACCGGCCCCGATGCGATGGACACGATTTCGGAGGCGTTCGAGAACCTTGAAGCGAAGGGCATCATGCCCGACGGCGTCGCGGCGGGCGCGTCGATTGGCTCGGCGCTACGCGGGGCGTATCAGGAAGCGCGCGCGCTTCCGGGCGTCGCTCCCGCCAACTCGCTTTGGGGCGTGCCCGTGCGGCGCTCGCTCGCGTGGGAGCCGCCGCCCGACGCAATCATCGGCGGGTGGCAGTACCTCGCGATTGGGATTCGCGAAGACGTCACCTTCGGCGAGTCACACGACGGCGTGTTGCTCAATGACGCGGGCGCAATCATCGCGTCGGCGTTCCAGGACAACGTGACGCTCGTCAAGGTGTACGCCCGGATCGGGTGCGCAATCGGCATGCCCGCTCGGGCGAAGCCCGGGGCCATCGTTCCGCAAAAGCCGTTCGCAACGGCAGCGTGGGGCGGCGGCGCGAGCGCCGCGAGCGCCGACGCCGAGCCCGCCGCCGAGCCCGCCGCGCGGCGCGGCCCCGGTCGGCCCCCGAAGGGCGAGTAAGTGAGTACCGGGCCGTCGGTCGACCCCGAGGCGACACCCGACGACGTCGCGGCGTTGCTGACGGCCCGGACGAAAGACGCGCAGGGGCGGGAGCTTGGACGCTTCACGGAGGAAACCCGCCCTACCGCCGACCAAGTGCAAACGCGCATCGACATTGCGCGAACGCTCGTGCGCGTCGGGCCGATACCCGACGCATGTCTCGAAGGGGCCGAGGCGACCGTCGCGCTACTCGCGGCGATGCTGACCGAGGCGGCGTTCTGGCCCGAGCAAACGCAATCGAACCAATCGACGTATGAGCGCTTGCGCGAGCTTTACGTCGAGGCGCGCGAAGGCTTGCTCGTGTGCGTCGCGCTCAAGACCGGCGCGACGGCATACGACCTCGACACGGCGGGCGAATGGGGCCGACCGTGGCCGATTGATTGGTGGCAACGCGACCTCGACAACACGCTCGCGTATGTCGACGCGATACGCGAGGGGGCGCTTCGGTAGTGGCCGAGATTTCCGTCGAAGTCAACGGCGACGCCGCCGTGCGCATGCTCGAACGGATACGGGAGGGGCTTCGGTTCACGCAAGCCGTTTACCGCTCCGCGCAAGAGGGCGCGGGCATGGTGAGCGACATTCCCCGGGGCGCGACCGGCGCGCTTAGCGGCAGCATTCGCGCGGTACGCGGGTCGTCGAACACGACCGCGCAAATCGTCTCCGACGTTCCCTATGCGCGCTTCGTCTTCCGGGGCACGCGGCATATGGCGGCGCGACCGCCCGACGTTCACGCCGACCAACTCGCCCGCATCCTCGCGGACGAAATCACGCGGGACATTTTCAAGTGAGCTTCGGCCCCGAGCCCGTCGTCGACCCGGTCTTCGAGGCTCACCACTTCGACCCCGATCCGCGTTCGGTCTTCGGGCCGATTGTCTCGGCGTTCGAGGTCGAGCACGCGCTAGCGAATTGCGTGCGGATTTGGATTCGTGACTACCTCGCCGAAGCCGAGCGCCAGCGCGGGCTAGAGGTCGAGGGGTTTCCGCGCTTCCGGTCGATTGTCGTCGCGGGCGGCGCGGCGAAGTGGCCCGAGGATCAGTTACCCGCCCTCTTGATTTCCTCTCCCGGCCTAGCCGAATCAGGCGCGAGTCGGGCTATCCAAGTGCATGGCGACGGCGGTTACGTCGCGCGAT